AATAGAAGGGAAAGTGCAGGGGTGCTGCTCTGGGCGCCTACAGAAAAATCTCAGGCTGCCTCGGCTCGAAGTCGGACGTCGCGCGCCTTCACGTACTCGGTGAGCCGCGCCTGGAAGTCGTTGTGCGGCTCGTCGATGCGAGGCACCGGCCGGAACAGCGGGCGCTCCTCGATGTTCGGCTTCACTCTCGGGCGCTTCGGCGTGACCGAGGGGCGCTTGGCAGGTTTGGTGGCGTTCGCCATTGTCATGTCTCCCTGTGTTGGTTGCTGTTGGTGAGATTGCAGTGGGGGTGTTCGGGGTGGCTGGGCTGACCGGGCCGGTGGCCGAGGTGCCAGACCGCGGCGGGGTCGATCGGCGCGTTGCACCGCCAGCAAGCGACGCGGCCGAGCTCGACGTGCGGTCGCCAGGCCGCGCGAAGGCGGCGGTGCGCGGAGTCGTACTTGGCTTTCTGTGCTCGCCGTCGAGGTGTCGCGTCCTTGGCGCGCTGCGAACCGAGGCGGCACCCGTCGCACTTGCCTGAGCGATTCGACGAAGTCGGTCGACGGCACCTGAGGCAGAGGATGGCTGGCATGTGATCTCCCTTCGGATCATGCGACGCTCAGTCGTTGACGCGCCCTGTGGCATGGCGCGAGTCGGTTCGGTTCTGCTTCGTAGAAGCCGGTTCCCTCACAGCGCTCGCAGGACTCGTCGCAGTCGCGGAGTCGAGGGTCCGGGTTGCTCATCCTCATGCGCGATTCGGAGCCCAGTGCGGCGTGAGCAAACGCCTCGAGGTCGATCGTCTGGCCGGCCTGATGGCACACGGCGGCGCGTTCGACGAGCTGATCGAGTCGGAGTCGATCGTGTTCGAGCAGATCCTTCCTCTTCCATTTCTGCAAGCCGCCGCGGTCTTCCTGGTCGCGACAGTGGAGTTCCGCAGCGGCATCGGCGAGGACCTCGGCGGTAGGCGGAGAAGGCGGAAAAGGCGGGGTGGGCCGTCCAGACGGCCCGAGTTCGGGCGAATCCGGCCCGAGTTCGGGGTCGATCCGGCCCGAGTACGGCCCGAGTTCAGAGGGGATCTCGGGCCGCTCAGACGGCCCGAGTTCATCGCCCAACTCGGGCCGCTCAGACGGCCCGAGTAGCAAATGGCGGACGGTCGGGCGCTGGTTCCGACCGCCGCCGCGTGTCTTGTTCTTCATCAGCCCTGCCTCGACGAGTGCCACCAAGGACCGCTTGACGGTTCGCTCGGCAACGCGAGTTCCTTTGGAGATCTGCCCGATCGAGTCGTCGCACTCTCCACTCCGAGCCCAGCGGGCCAGGTGCCGCAGAACGCATTGGGCAGCGAAGAAGTTCGGCCGGTCGCCGCTCGGCATCTCGTCGATGGCAGCGCTCAGCCGAGCCAACACTTCCGGAGTGACCGCCTCAGTATCAGCGGAACTCATCGGCCGTCCGCATCGAGCATGACGCACTCCCACGGGCACGACCTTCTTGTCGTCGAACAGATCGATCGACAATCGACAGCGACAGCCCATTTCGCTCGCTGTTCGGCCAGGCGGTCGGCGTGTGCTGACCGGTCCTCGTCGTGGCGCTCGAGGTCGACGATTGCCCGACTCAAGCGGCGTCGTCCTCGCGCTCGGCGACGAGCTCCGCCAAGAGGGCGTCGAGGCTGTTCTTCTCGTTGACCCACTGGTGGTAGACCGCGAGTTGGTCCGGCCATTCCTTCGCCGCCCAGAAGTACACGTAGTTGGCGTCCTCCGCCGGTGCGACGATGTCGAGCGCTCCGTGAGCGTGCATCCAGGCGCCGGTGAGGTAGTCGAGCGTCAGATCGACGTTGCGCGCCACGATTGCACGCGCTGCCTTTACGTCGTCGACCGTCAGATCTCCGAGGCCGCTCACGCCGCGCTCGTCTCGACAGTGTGGGCGTCAAGCCAGGCTTCGACGTCCTCCAACCTGTAGCGACGGTGTCGCCCAACCCTGATGTAGGCGGGGCCCTTGTGCTGGTACGCCCACTGGTCGAGTGTTCGGGTTGGCACGAGGAGCCGATCCGAGACGTCGGCGGACGTGAGCAATGCTGAGAGTTGTTCGGGCATGAGATCAAGTATTGACAGTGGTATGAGGGAGTGTGTACACTCATACCATGCTTGTCGATATTGAGGTCGGTCGAGGGGGGTGGGTTCGATGGCAGACGGAGTCCCCACTGCTCGTCGGCCTGTTTCGGCTCGAGGATCGACATGGACGTCTCGCCATTGCGGAACTCCACATGGCCGACGCGCCCGAACGATCGCGCGACCTCTCAGCTATTCCTCTGGCTGATGTGTCGGCGTTGGCCGGCGATGAGGAATTCGCGGCGGAGGTCCGTCGGTACTTGCACCACGCGGCGCCGCTGCTGACGGTGGCGGCGAGTTGGTTCGCGACTGGGCCGGGCAACAAGTCGAGGCACTGGGTGGATGACATGTTGCGGTGCCAGTACCGCGACGACACCCCGGCGGCGCCCATCGCTTGGTCCGAGTTTCCCGGCTACCTCAAGGCCCGCTCGTCCCGTCGGCAAGCGCGGATTGAAGGCGTGGCTGACGCAGTGCTCAAGATTCCTTCAACTCGGAACTATCCCGACGAATTCTACGAGAGCGTCGCGAATGCCTACTCGTCGTTGGCGTGGCGAAGTCACAAACCGAACGCCCTGATTGCCGACGCCAATGGCAAGCCGCTCAGCACGGTCGAACGTTGGGTTCGTCGTGCCAGAGAACTCGGATACCTGCCTCCGCCGGATCACGGAAGAAGGGGCTGATGGCCTCAGTATCGATCGACAAGCGTCCGAACGGGAGCTACCGAGTCCGGTGGCGCGAGTTCTCTGGACGGCAAGCCAAGCAGCGCGCCAAGCACTTTGACCGCAAGCGGGACGCCGACCGGTTCGCCGCCAAGGTGGCAGTGGACCTCGACCGGGGGAGCTACATCGACCCGAACGCCGGACAGGAAACCGTCGCGGATTACTTCGTTCGCTGGTCGTCGTCTCAGATCTGGCGGGAGTCGACCAGGGGGCGGATCGAGCACATCTTCGACCGCTATGTGCTCAACGACCTCGGGCCGCGGCCGTTAGGTTCGCTCCGCCGGTCTGACATGCAAGCGTGGGTCGCCGCGCTCGCTGGGACGCTCGCCCCCGCCACCGTGTCGAACTACTCGAACGTCGTGGCGATGATGTTCAACTCGGCGGTTGAGGACGAGGTGATCGCACGTTCGCCTATGCGAAGGCTTCGTCTCCCGCGGGCGGGGTCGTCGGGGTCGACGTCTCTCGTACCGCTGACGACCGATCAGGTGCACGCGCTAGCCAACGCTGTCTCCCCTCGCTTTCGAGGGGCTGTGCTCGCCCAGGCGGGGCTGGGCCTTCGATTCAGTGAGCTGGCCGGGCTCACGGTCGACAGGATCGAGTTCCTTCGTCGATGCGTGAAGATCGATCGGCAGCTACTCCGGACCACCGGAGAGCCAGAGTGGGGTCCGACGAAGACGCCGGCATCGAATCGAGACGTCACACTCGCCGAGTCCGTCGCGAACGTGTTGGCGGCGCACCTCGAGGAGTTTCCGGCCGGCGCCGATGGACTCGTCTTCACCAATACGGAGGGGCGTCCGCTGCGCATGTCGACGTACTCCAAGCAGATCCGGCGAGCTCGGCAGACACTCGAGCTCGGTGACGTCTCTTCGCACGATCTCCGCCACTATGCGGCTGCCATGCTGGTCGCATCCGGGTGCTCGGTGAAGGCTGTCCAGAATTTCTTGGGTCATGCCACGGCAGCCGAGACGCTCGACACGTACGGCCATCTCTGGCCGGGGGACGATGAGCGCATCCGGGCGGCGATCGACGCAGCATTCAAACCTGGTGAGGACCAGGTGAGGACTTTGGAGGTGTCGAGAGACGCCTAATCACGCGAGATGCCAGGTAGATGGGTTGCGCAATGGTGAGGTGGCCTGTAAGCGGGGTGGTATTCCCAGGGGCTTTGTGACCTGGGGGGTTTGCACTGAAACTGCCTTCTAACTGGTGTTTCCCAACTCGCTGATACTCAGCGATTCACAACGATTCTCGGGAAAGTGAGGACTCCGTGAGGACTCCCGAGGATCACCTACGAAAGGGAATAGACCAATGACAACCACAGGTCCGATGACCGAGATTCAAGCGATTGTCGCCGAGCTTGAGGCGATCGTTGCCGAACGAGATGGCGAACAGTTGGCCGGCGAGAACATCGTCGGTTCCGGAGGGGCGAACGAGGGAACGCCCTCAGATGCCATCGGGGAGCTGGTGACGCAAGAAGGATCTGCGCGACGGCTCAGAGTTATCGATGGTGGCGATGGCGAGCACCGCCGCGCCGTCGAAGAGCGCTGCGCAGCGTTGATGGCGCAGTGCGAGGAGCCGCCGCCGCTTCCAGTCGAGCAGGAACTGGCGGAGGAAGCCGACAGGCTCGAGAAGGCCATCAACGAAGGCGATGCCTTCATGATCCGGTATTCCCGAGAGAGCATCAGGCTGATACTGGCCCGCGATCGGAACGCGAGGGCGCACGCCAAAGTTCTCGCAGCACTCGGGGTGGTTCGTCAGCGACGCACTGGACTCAAGGGGCTCTGAGCAATCGGCTGTCGCCGCTGCGGTGGGGCGACGGTTCGGGTGCTCAGTCATCGCCACGAACTCGGCGGAGCGTGGGTCGAGCCCGAGGTCGCTTGACTCGCCCGGAGAGGTGAAGGCCCGCCCTCGGTAATAGCGAGGACCGAGGGCGGGCATCGGACCCGTACACAATCCGACTAGATAACGTCGATCGTCGTGGCCCACGCCTGAATCTCGGCCTGATCCGTCGATTCATAGAAGATGTCGGTCACGTTCTGCCAGCCGTTTCGACCGACGACGCGCTGGGACGCCTCGTTGGCTGGATCTATTTTCGCGTACAGGACGCCCTCCCCCCGACGCAGCATTTCGTCCTTGGCGTGCGCTACGACGAGCGCCAAGAATGCATCAGACAAGCGGCGCCCGTCCGGCAGCGAGCGGCCGTGCCACGTTTGGCAGATAGCCAGCCACATCACGAACCTGGCTGTCTCGCCGCTGAACTCCCCCGGACAATGAAGTGCGGAGCCGACGACGTCGCCGTCATAAAGCGCGATGAGCGGGCGTTCGTCCTTCTGCTTTGCCTGGTACCCACGCCGTCGGATCGTGCTGCGTACGAGTTTCGCGTAGGCGGGGCCGTCACCGTCGGCGCAACAGTCAAACCTCTGAAGACTCCTTCGGTCATCCTTGGCTGCTGCGCGGACGATCAGTTCAGGCGGTGGCTCGTCTTGCATTGATGAGTCGCCGCGCTGAGCCAACTGGGTGCTTGCCGGCAGGCACCGGCTTCTTGGCGATCATCTCAAACAGGAGCTCCTCGTGAGCAACTGTGGAGCCCGTGTATAGATCTAGGTCGACGCCGCGGGCGCCGCCATGTTGCGCAATCTTCATTGGAGGGCTCGCGTAGGCCTTTTCCTTGAGCGCGTTGCCGGAGAGCTTGAAGTTCTCTTCGATGACCGAATCGATCAGTGCGTCGAACTGTGTCGACCACTCATCGCGTCGGGCCGTGGTGTATCGGTGCTCTGGATACGGCCCGGGCTCGATCGGCAGGGGTTTGATGATCCCATCCGATTCCAACTCTGAGAACGCGTCATAAATCGACTCGTCCCATGGTCCATGGTCTCTCCATCCCCAGTCGATAGTCGTGGCGGGGTGTTCGAACTGGGCCACCGACTCAAGATCGATGAAGTAGAGGAGCTTGGTGATCTGAAGCTTGTTGAGCGAGCGCCAGCCGTGGTCTGAGGCGCGCTGAAGCAGTATCTGCACTGCCTCGCGGGGCTCAAGCCAACTGGTCATAGTCCTAATCTACAGATCGTGCGGCTAGGCGGGCGTGCAGAAGGCAATTCGCATGTCCTCCGGGGAATCCCCCAGGGTCACCAATAGCCGGGCGACTTGCTCGGCCCTGGGGTGCGGTGTTCAATTCCATGTGCGGTGAGCTGTTCGCAAACTCGTTGTTCTGACCATCCGGATCGCTTGGCGATTTCGAGGGTGCTCAGGCCTTCGTCGAGTAGGCGTCGGAGTTCGTCGGGGTTGTCGAGGATCTTGAAACCGACTGGTCGGCGCGTGGTCATCGGACCCGATCGTTGCAGAGCGGTGGGGTCCGCTGCCTAACGGGGCTATCGGATGCCGGCCTCGAACTCCGCGAGCGCTTGGGCGTCGCGCCTGTCCATTGCGGCGGTCACCTTCCGGTCGACGGTGTCGGGATGGCTCAGAACCAGAGTCACGGTGGCGTCCATTGGGGCTGCTGGCGACCCCGACAACATGCGCCGCGACTCTTCGACCGACGCCATGCGCCCCGGTACGTCGGGCGTGAACACCTGACCGGGAACGACCTGCTTCGTCTCGCCCGCGGCGAACCGAGAGCCGGTGTGTGAGCGGCCTCCGTACACGTTCCCGCCGCCGGGGACGTGTGTGTTCACGGACAGATTGACGGCTCGGCCGAGGATCGCTTCAATGCGGGCGCGTGCAGCGTCGAGGCCGGCTGGCTCGACGGTGGGGTTTGCCTCGGCCTTGTCGAGTTCCGTGTCGATCAGTTCCTTCGCTGCATCGACGGAGCCCTTGTCGACGAGGGCTTGCGCCTCGGTGATCTTCTCCTCGGGGATGCCGTTCACGCGACCGATGTGGGCCAGGATTTCCGCGCCGAGAGGTCCACCCATGTAGAGCGCTGAGTCGGTCATCGACTTGGTCCACTCGCGTTGTCCTCGTTCTGAGTCGAGGATGACGCCCTGCTCTTCGAGTTGCTTGGAGATCATCTCGTCGGTGGCTGCGACGGAGTTGCGTATGGCTGCGGCCTTCTCTCGGTCGGTTGCCGTTGCGTCGGCCAGGACGGCTGTCGTTTCCTCGACCGAGTTGTGGAAGTCGTCTTCGGCGTCGCGGGCGTCGTAGGTGCTTGATGCCAGGCGTCGCCGCTCGGCGCGTGCATCCTTCGATGCGGCGATGGAGTCCTCGATGGCCTTGGTTGCCTTGCGAACGCCTGCGTCGAGCGCGCCTTCCGACTGTGTGAGCTCGTCGGTGGCGACGGCCAGTTCCTCGGTTGACTCGGTGAGGTCGGACGTTGCCGTGTCGAACACAGCGGCTTTGGCAGCGGCTGCTTCTTGCGCGTCGGCGAGGACGATTGCCTGTTGCGAGGCGCCGAACACGACGTTCTTGAGGGCATCCCCTTCGACGCCTGCCGAGCGCATGGCATCGGCGTACTCCTCAATCTTGGGGGCGCCGCCCTCGACCAGCGCAGCGAACTCGTCAACGGTGAGCCCGAGGGCTGCGAGATCGGCGGTGATGTCCTTCGAATCGCCGGAGAAGATGTCGACCAGCTCGACCGTCTCTGCGTCGCGGAGCTTCGACACGATGCCTTCGAGGGTTGTGTCGGCTTCGCCGAGCGCGTCGACGTAATCCTCGACCTCGTCGACGCGAAACGCTTCCACGGCGGCAGCGGCTTCGGAGGCCTTGGCGACCTGGTTCATGACGATTGCTACCCCTGCCATCGCTCCGCCAGCGAGTGCGAGATGCTTGAACCCGATCTCACCTTCGAGAGCACCCTCGGCGAGTTGGCCGAGGCCTTCGCCAACGGGGCCGAGCGCGTTCGCGACGCCTGGCATTTCGCCGACGACGCCGCCAGCGAAACCGGTCATTGCGCCTTTGGCGCGGTCGGTTTCGTCTCGCACGTGGCCGACTGCTTGGCCGACGTCGTCGAACCCTTGCTTGCTGGCGTGCATCTGTACGTCGCCGGCCCGTCGTAGAGCGGCGGCGAGTTGGTCGGCGTCCTGCTCAATGTCGTCGGCGGTGAGTCCGATTCGCTTGAGGTCGGCAACGACGCTCTTCGCGTCGAGGTCGGTGCCTTCGAGTGCTGCGTCCATGCGATCGACGGCGCGTTTGGTGTCGTCGATCTCGGTGATCATGTCGGCGGCGGATTGCTCGATTGCTCGGGCCATCCGTTCGCCTGCGGACTCGGCGTCGCCGAAGTCCTCGTCGAGGTCTTGCGTCGACTTCGACAGGTCCTTGAGTTTGCGTTGGGCGTCGCGGTCTTGGAGGTCGAGAGCGATCTCGATTGAGCTGCGTGCCATTAGTTGAACTGCTTTCGGATGAGTGCTTCGACGGCCTTCTCAGCGGCGCGAGTGGTGCGGCGTGGGAGGTCGTTTTCCATCGGACGGAGGAAGTTGCGGCCTCGCGAGGGGCGACTGACGGTGTTCGCGAACGCTCCATGCGGGGTTCCCAGCGCTGTCGGTCGGCCACTGGTGGTTCGGCGCCGTCGTTTCGGTGCGATTCGGGTGGTGCGCTTGCGGCCCTCGTCGGCAAGCAGCATCAGACCCTTGGGGCGCAGGTTGAGGATGACGGGCCGACCGAGGTCGAACCCGGCGCTGAGTCGAGCGTTGCTCCGGATGCCCGACATGCGTCGGTCCGGGCCCACAGCGCTCTCGATGTGTTGGTGTGCGGTGTCCTTCGCTTCGAGGCCGATGGCGACCTGAACCGGCTCGAGGTCGTCGAGCAGACCGCCGAGGGCCTTGGAGAGCGCGTTGAGGTCGTGTGCCATGCGGAGTGGGGCCGCACAGAGGGCGCAGGTGCGTCTATGGCCGGAGTAACCAAGCCTCGACACCTTCGGCGAAAGGAACCCCAGCTAGAGCCGGGGAAGGAAATCCGTTGACGCCCTCTGTGCGGAAACTGGATCAGCTCGGGTCGGTGCCGAGCTGGACGAAGCCTTCGTGGCGTCCCCAGAACGCCGTGTATCCGGCGTAGGCGAGCTCGACGGTCAGCGTCGAGGGCTTCTCTGCGCGCAGCAGACCCTTCTGCACTTCGTAGCCCTCGATGAGGCTCGACGCGCCGATGATCCGGGTGTTGGCCGCGAGCTGCGGCCCGGTGACCCATCGCACGTTCCCGACGCCCATCTCGTCCAACGCTTCACGGATCATCGACAGCGCGGTGCGGTCGTTGTTCGTGTTGGTCGTTGATGCGAGCGTGGCAGCAGACGCGAGGTCGTGCCACACGGTGTCGGGGAAGCGCTTCGCCTTGTTGTACACCGCGACGAAGCCGTTGATGTACGACGTGACCAGCGTGCCGACGTTGGTGCTCGTGTACGGGCTGTACGTGGAGCCATCGTCGGCCGCGTCGCCGACCGTGATCTGCGACTCGAGGAAGTCACAGGCCAGGCCTTCGGTCCACTCGGCGTACGTGTCGATGAAGTCAGCCACGACGATCTGCAACGCCTCGGGCTCGGTCCAGTCGATGTCCTGCACGGTCAGGTCGAGCGTGCCGCCCTGGGTGGCCTTGGTGACCGTGTCGCTGGTCAGCGTCATCTTCTGCGTGGAGAGGCTCTGGCCTTCGGTCTGGGTGCCGGCGGTGGTGCGCTGGGTGACGCGCGGCCGCTCGAAGGTCTTGCCCTTGGCGGGCATCCCGCGCGGCGTCAGCGAGTTGAACACGGGCCGGCGCGAGTCCGACAGCTTCACCACTTCGCCGATGATCGGTGCAGGGATGATGCCTGCGGTGTCGCTGGTGGCCTGCGTTGCTCGGTCGACGTACGTTGCCTTGGTGGTGGCGTCGATGTACTGAGCCGCCCGGCTGAGGAACTCTTCGGGGGTCGAGGAGCCCTCGGGGTGGTGCGCCTGGTAGAACGCTGCGAGGAACTCGCCAGCGGTCAGGTTGGCGGGCTTACCTTCGGAGGTGACGGCGGTGCCGGGGATGGCGACCGAGCGGGAAACCTCGGCGAGCGCATCGAGGCGCTCATCGACCTTGGAGGCCTTCTTGAGGTCTGCATCGATCTGCTCGGCACGGTCGAGCATCTCGTTCATCTCGGTTTCTTCGGCGTCGGAACGCTCGGCCTGCTTGGCGAGTTCCGCAGCACGGTCCCGAGCTGCTTCAAACTTGGATCGGAGTTGGGTAGTCATCAGGGATACGACCTTTCTGAGTCGCGAGTCCCGATGGTTCTGGTCCCGATGGTGGCCCTTTGCGGGGCTCCGGTCGGCGTCCGGTCGAGTTTGGTTGTGTGTAGGGAAAAGGGTAGCGGCAAAACTCTGCCAACGGGAACATCCGTGGTCAAAACTTGGCCGGGCGGTGCCATTATGAGGGCATGGACAGCTTTCAACGATTCATTGAGGACGCGAACCGACAGGGGCTCCACAAGCTGGACGAGACGCGAATCGAGAACTTCGTGTTGGATTCGCACCGCTCCGGAGCCGAGCTTGATGTCGACGCGCTGCGAAGTCGGCTTGAGGCCGCGTCGTTCGACGAGGACGTGGCGCAGCAGGTGATTGAACTGGTCACCTTCGGCCGGACCTTGCTCGCGAGGTATGACCGCGGACCCGACGGGAACGCGCTCAACCTCTGAGCGCGAGAATTCCGTCATGCGAGATCGAGCAGCCGTAGGCGGATCTCGGCGGCGCTCGGACGGGCATTCGAGGAGCGCATGACGAGCACTTTCGCCCCGTCGTGCTGCGCGGTGCCGGTCGGGCACAAGCTCAACTCCTTGAGGGCGATCTCGGCGCGAGAGACGAGCACGTAGCCGTCGTGGGTGCCTTCAATATCTCGCATGGGCTTGTAGCTGACCGACACGTCGCGGGCAGTTTCGTCGTCGACCATGTCGAGCATCTCGTCAGCAAGACGCCCTCGCGAGAGGACGGCCTTGTAGGCGAGGCCTTCGTCGGTCGGCCGGAACTCGACTTCGCCGATCTCGTCGGGAGGCATGACACCCTTGTTCGACGTGGTGCCGTGCCACACCTGCAACGGGAACGAGTGACCTGTCGAGGCACGGTCGCGGATGGTTTTGCGGTCACAGTCTCGTAGGAGTTGCTCGTAGTAGTAGGTGGCGCCCTGGTCGTCGGTGACCTTCGACGGGTGGGCGTACTCGTAGGCGAAGCCCTCAAGCGTGCGGCCCCGGACTTCGACCAGTGGGATGGATCGGGAAATGATCATGCGGCCTCCTCGGTCGCGTTGGTGGGAAGAGGACCGCGCCCTTCTTCGGCGCGGGATTCGGCTTGCGTCTCGATTCCGAGCTCTTGCTTGATGCGGCGGATCTCGAGGCGCTCGCGGGTTGACGTGCGCAGCAGGGCTTCGGGGTTGCCCTTCACTTCGCGTCCGTCGAGGAGCAGGTCGGAGAGTGGCCCCTCGATGCGGTTCACCCATGGCCCGTAGCCGTCGGTGATGCGTTGGAGCGCGTCGTCGGAGCGGTTGCCGTAGGTGAGCGACGAGCCGAGCGACGCACCAATGTCTTCGGGACGGAGCCCGACCATCAGCGCTGCGGTCGCCAGGTTGATTCGCATCGCCTCGACGAACTCGGCGTCGTGGGGCGACCAGGACAGCGGCGTGACCGTCAGGCCGGTGCCGTGAACCAGTGGCTCACGTCGACCGCCTGACATGACGCCCATGTAGCTGCGTTTCGCCGCCTGCGTCTCGTCGAGGGTCGGTGTAGCCGTGTCGAGCTGTAGCGACACTGAGGGCACAGCTCCGGAGCGGAACGAGGCCTCGCCGAAGGCTTGGCCGTGGAGGTGTTCGGAGAGTGCGGTGCGGAACTTCTCGACCACGCCGACGCCCCACCATGTGCCAATCGGAGCGTTCGCTCGGACGTGGAAGATCTCGCGGTAGCTGTAGCGCCGACCGTTGATGATGTACCACGGCAGGCCACTCGACGTGTCGAGCGAAACCGAGCCGAGCGGCACCGGAATGAGCTGGGCATCGTCGCCTTCTCCGAGGATCACGGCGACGTAGTTCCCATGCATGACCGCGCTGTCGGCGACCTGCTCGAAGAACTCGAAGGGTTGAAGCAACGGGTGCGGCCGGCGGATGGCCTCGGGCTTGTCGACCGTGGCGCCTGTGGAGTCGCACACGCTTGCCTCGACCAGCATGGTGGCAACCGAGTTGACGACGAGGCCCTTGGCCCTGTCGAGAGCGGGGAGGCCGCGCACGCTGTCGTCGGTGACCTTGACCGTGTTCGGTGCGGAGAGCCCGAGGATTTCTGCCCAGCCGGGGGAGAGGGAGCCGGCGCTGTCGATGGGGGCGGGCGTTCGGGCGCGGTCGACGTGGTCGGCGCCGTACTTGGAGCGGAGGTAGGCGGTACTCATCAGTGAATCGTGAAGCTTTCTGTGGTGTATTCGGGGGGTTGTTCGATCTCGACGTCGGAGACGGCGCGGGCGATGCCCATCGCCACGGCGGCGTCGATCTTTGTTTTCGAGCGGCCCTTGGCGAGCGTGAAGCCGCCAGAGCTGTCGGGTTTGGCGACGGCGCCGAGTACGTGCGAGCGGAACACCGGGTCGTCGTCGTGAAGGAAGTTGTGGGCCACGATGTCGGCGTACAGCGACACGTACGGCCCAACGAGACGTGCCGGGGTCTGTGGCACCTTGATGAGGGGTAGCCCTTCGTCCTCGAGCTCCTGCGCGCCCTCGACGAAGTACCGGTCGTCGTAGCCGATGCCGCACACGTTGAAGTCGCCACACATCGCTCTGATGTGGTCCTTGACCGCTGCGTGGTCAACGGTCGGATTCGGGATGAAGATCTCAGCCTTCGCGAGCCACATGCCCTCGAGGTGTTGAAGCGCGACGACAGCGGACGAATCGGAGTACGCCGACTTGTCGACGCCCAGCCACGTCGGAGCGTCAGGATCGAAGGCGACCTTGCCTTGCGTGGCGTCCCAGTGTTCGGGGCCGTCGACGCCGAGCCACCCGTTCAACGAGCCCGTCTTGATGTTCAGCCGGTAGAGGCGGAACGCCGAGTCGGGGGAGAGGCGCTGAGCATTGGCGATGGCTTCCTCCGACATGAACCCGGCGGCAAGCGATGGGTTCGCGTCACGCCACGCCTGCCGATCGTCCGAGCGGCATGACGGGTCGGCGGCGTAGTCGACCAGCACGAAGCCCTCAACGGGTCCGTGTTCGGCAACCTGGGCAACGAGATGGTCGAGGGCGTTGGGAACGTTCTCGGGGTTGCGCGTCCCGAGGCCGAGGATCAGCGACCGTGGCCGCTTGCCCGAGCCGAGCAACAACGAGTCCCACGTCTCGACCGTGACCCACCCGATCTCGTCGATGAACGCGATCGACGGGTCAAGACCTTGGATCGTGTCGGGGTCGTCGGCCGCGAGGTACAGCTCGCCACCGGAGCGCGGTGCGGTGATCCTCTCGGCTCCCGATGCCGTGTACTCGATCGTGCGGTCCTTGATATCCGGGTGGTTCTTTCGGAAGTCGACGCACGCTCCGTAGATGCCCTTGCGCCCCTGCTTCAACGTCGGGGCCACGACGGGAACGTCGGGCTTTCCGCCGAACGTCTCCGCCGCGACCTCGTCGTTGAGAGCCCAGGTCGCAAACGCCCCAGTGAACGTGCTCTTGCCGTTGCCCTTCGGCAACGTGAGTGCCGACGACGTGATGCCATCGCAGAGCACCTCCTCGGTCCAATCCGTCTGCCATGGCGCCAACACCAGCGGCTTGCCGGCGGTGTGGCCCTTGGACGGGATGCAGTAGGTCTGCATGAACCGAATCGCCCGAGCAGGCAGCGACGACGGCGCCCACGACTCCCACGGACCCGGCGACAGGTCGTCGGCCTTCGACGCTGCGTTCGTCTTGCCGAGCGAAGCGTTACGAGGCATCAGAGAGAACCGTTCTCATTGAATCCACACGAAGCGAAGTGCAGGGTTCTCCTT